ACGAAGAAAAAGGTGATAAGATATCACTTGAAAGAGCAGCAAAAACACAAGATAAAATAGAAGCTCTTAAAAAGGAGTTTAAAGATAAATTATAGTTTTTTATTACTTATAACGGTTTGCAGATAAGCGAAGGCAAAGATTTAGAAACAAAAATTTTAACTTAAAAACAAATATAATTATGAAAACGAGAACATCAATTTACCACCGCACTTTTGCTTTTGCTTATGTGCTGTTAGTAGCTGTTATTTTTTGCGGTTGTGAATCTGCAATGCCTCAAAATAGCAGCAAAACAAAAGATACTTACGACATGGGACAATACAAAATTGTTGAAATAGATAGCTGCGAATACATTGTAAGTGATGTGTATGCTGGCTATGACATTTGCCACAAGGGGAACTGTAAATTTTGTGCAGAACGTAGCAAAAAATAATTGCTACTAACAGTCGTGCAGGCGCAGCCATAAGCATTTAATCTGCCATTGGTTGCGCTTGCACTTTGTTATGGGGGGTTTTGTTCCCCATTTTTTTTTGGTACATTTATCTATAATGCTGAAAAAAGACATCGTTGAGGGGTATTTGCGAAAGTATTCAGACGAAAACAACCAGCTAACCATGCCGAAACAAACGCTGGCACGGTTAATCTACAACGAAAATCACGGCTTATTTGCCAATGTTAATGCCGCCAGAAACATGGTCAGGGTTTTGACCGGGGCAATGGAGGCAGGTTCAAAACCTATCCCGGAATTTGTGCAAAAATCTACGATTGAAGAAGGGATGCGGAAACTTAAACTTTACACCAAACTGCCTGAATACAAAGACACGATTTTAAAGCCGGGCGTGTGGGGGGTAATGTCAGATGTGCACTTCCCTGAACACGATGCGCCAGCCGTGACCGCTTCGTTGGAGTATTTCAAATCGCAAAATGTTGATGGCATAATCCTGAACGGTGACATCATTGATATGTACGAAGTGAGCAGGTTTATTCGTGAGGTAGGTCGCCCGTCTATCCGTGAAGAACTTGAAATGACGCGGAACTTTTTTACCCTGCTGCGTGAACAGTTTGGTGACATTCCAATTATTTACAAGTTCGGCAATCACGAAGAACGGATGCGGACTTTTCTGCTTACCAACGCCCGGGCGATTGCTGACCTCGAAGGGATTGCACTCGAAGATCAGTTGCAACTTAAAAAATTCGGTATCAAAGTAGTTTTCCGGGAACGCATCCGGGCGGGTAAACTTGACATCCTGCACGGACACGAATTGCAAAAGGGAATTTCTGCCCCGGTTAACCCTGCACGCGGTGCGTTTTTAAGGGCTAAATCTTCGCTGCTGATAGGACACCACCACCAAACATCTACGCATCACGAAAACAACCTGAAACGCGACCAAATTGTTTGCTTTTCAATCGGCTGTCATTGCACTCTTACTCCCGAATATAATCCCTACGGCTACACCCGGCAAAATCACGGGGGCGCGATTGTAGAGGTATTGAAGTCTGGGCATTTTATGGTTGAAAATTACCGCATAATTCAGGGCAAAATATACTGATGTTATTTCGCCCTCTTATATTGGAAGTGCTGTGTGAAGATGAACACGGGGAGGCCTTGGAAGAAATGGGTATCCAGCCGGACTTGCGCGAAGCCCCGACAATGATTATGGAAATTTGGAGTGTGAACTATGTAATGGAAGATGTCCGCAGCACCCGGGAGTTGCCAATTACCTGCATTGCAACTGGCGACCAGATATTTATGGCTTTAATCCCGATTGAAAAGGTAAGACAGAAACTAATGCAATGTGCAAAAACCCCTTTCGTCTAATAGGCAAGACCTCTGTGTATTCCGGTAAGTAGGCTGTAAGGCTCGGCGCGAAAGTACCAAAAGGCAGGGAGATGTGAGTTCGAACCTCACAAGGGGAGCTAAATTTCAAACAAGGTCAGGTCAATGCGCTGCCCGTTGTAGAAGTGTTTGCAAACCTCAAACCAGTTGGCATCCTGAACAACTAAACATCCAGCAGACCAGCCGTTAATGAATGCGGCTGCACCGCCCCGGTGAAAGTTAATACCGAAAAGCCCAAATTGTTTGTTTACCCGGTCAAGCCTTAAATCTTTGTTGCCGTCCCGGTAAATGGTAATAGGTAGCACCTGCATAAAGTAAGGCGCATTGAGCCAAAGGAATTTCCAATTTGCAGCGGTGACGAATTGATGTGAGCCGATTATCTGCTGTTCAATGGCGATCGCTGTTCCAGTAATTCCCCCGTAGGTAATCGGATTGAACAAAGAATAATGCCCGGCGGTAGTTGAGCAAGGCAAAGCCATTACCGGCAAACCTGATTTGTAAACCGCAACGAAGTCATCGAAGGTGTTTGTTAGGTTGGCATCTGTTCTAATCCATACCAGCCCGTCTTTTGGCATTACCCATTTTCGCTTTTCGATGTTTGCTTTTACAAATTGATGCAGCGCAGTAAGCGTTCTGCTTCCTACAATACCATCAACAACCAGTTGCGCCCCGTTTGCGTTCAAAATCTCTTGTAATTTTTTCATTTTTTAATGATTAACCCAAGTCCAAGCCCGGACAATGCCGCAATTTTGACCATCCGCTTGTGCAATTTATGCTTTTTTTGTGCATTCAAAAGTGCATTTTGATGATTTTTCACAACAATTTGAAGGTCATTGTTGGCAGTTTCCAACACAGCAATGTTGCTATCCCTCAAATCAATGCCTTTTTTCTGCAATCTGATTAACTCGGTGTCGGCATCCACCACACGCCAAAGGCTATCAACCTCGGTTAATAGCATTGTGATTTTGGTAGTGTCTTCAATCTTCGCCCACAGAGTGTCATTTAAGCGGATTTCCCGCATTTTCTCAATAATTCGCACCTTGCTATCGCGCTTTGCCTTTAAGCTGTCGCAAATCGTCTGTAAACTATCCGCGTTCTTTTTGATTTGTACGGACAATTTATTCAGGCTGTCCACTTTTCTAAGCAATCCCATGTCGCTGTGATAATCTTCTATTTTGTTGCAGGTGTTTACCATTGCCCCGGTCAGGATGCAAAGGCCAATGACAATTACAATTAATCTCATTCAGCAAAGAAGTTTGTCACAAATTTACCGACCGCACCGGAAATTCCAATAATCAGCATAGTTTTGGGATTGTCAATATTTAACCCTGCCAAAAACAGCGAAGCCGCTGCGATGCTATCCCCTAACACCCGGAAGCGTTTAGGCGTTGGTTCAAAATAGGATTTCAATCTCACCCTTGCCCCACGCTTGGCTTCTGCCTGCGGTGTTTGTTCTGGTGCTTCGTATGCCGCCCCAGCTTCTTTCTTGTTTTCGGTTTCCATTTGATTACCTCTTTATTTTTTGCCATTTTTGAAGAACTTGTAAATGCCGATGCAAGACAAAATCAATGCAGCCGTGAAGGAAAGGAATTGAACTATCGGCAGCAACTTTGCCGCTACCCCTGCCAGCCATAAAAGCCAACTTCCTGCGATTGTTTCAGCTTCGTTTCTCATCTCTTGGTGGCAGAATTATGTTGATGTCTTGTGGCTCTCCTAAAATAGCCGTCAAGGTTTCATCGAAAACAATATAAAAAAAGCCCTGCAATTCGGCAAACAAAAATTCACACCAATTTTGCGTAACATCTTCCGGGCTAACAGGGATGCCATAATGAACATCGCATTTTTCACGCGCATTTGTTGCGTCTTCTTCGCTGTCAAAAATATAGCCTTTAATAGATAGCATAATATGTATTTAAGTGATTTTGAATGCCTGCTCTGTTAGTTGTTTGATTTGTTTGATATAGCACCAATTCCTGAACACTCCCGTCTAATACTACCGCATTGTTCCCGAGTGCCCCAATTTGGAAATTAAAGGATGCGTTTGCGGTTGAAACTACGGTTGTCAAAGTGTTATCCACCGATGCATTATTATTGATGTATAATTTAGCCCTATTTGCTGCCGTGGAATTATCAGCATCAATATCCGCAAAAAGCATAAATGTTGACGCTGTTATTGTATTATTAGAACTTTGCGCATGGGCCACAGGGCTTCCGCTTGTTCCTCGCGTAATAAAAACATAGGGCGCATAGGTTGGGTCTTGCCCTGATGAAATCCCGACATTTGCCGAAGCCCCTGCATTGTTGCCGAAATATCCCAAACCCCCGCTTGTGTCAGCGTTCCCGACAAATACAACAGCACTCTCTGTGCCATTGTGCAAAAAATTAAAGGTAGCCGTACTTGATGCCACGGTCAGGACATCGTTTGAGCCGTCAAAAATTAAAGCAGGGCGGTTGTTCATTTTGTCAACTACCCCTGAATTTACAATGCGTGGTTGATTTGCAGCCGTTGTTTGCGTTGCATCCCTCCCGTTGCCTGATTGATCGTAAAATGTTGTTACAAAGCCATTGTTCGCCCCTACAAAAGTAGTCAATGCGCTTTCGTCTAAATTGCCGTACAAATCAAATCCAATGTCCTGCTCTGCGTTGTCATTTGACCGCCTTACTCGTATGCAATTACCGCTATATGCCAACCTCAACAAACGGGTTGAATATGCTGCTGCTGCACTTGGAAAACTGTCTAATAACGGCACATAGCCAACAACTCCCTCAATGTCATTTCGGATTAATCCAAGGCGCGTGCGGTAGCCAAAGCGCGAATTTGCCATTACGAAATTCTGTTGATGTAGCCTACGATGTTAATCACATTTGCTGTTGCCGCAAACGCACGAATTGTGCGCCCGGTTGAGCCGTCACCCGTCAAGACTAACCCGGGCAAAATAACACTCAATCCTGATTGCGCAGGAATGCCAATGACAATGCGGTCATCTGGATTTGAAGTACCACCTAATTCAATGGTCAGTGAAACGGTATTAACACTTGTATTGTTTGCATAAAGCCAAACCTCGTCTGTAACTCCGCTGCTCGCCTGCGTGGTGTGAATTGTTGTTCCGGTGCTGCCACTTGCAGCTACTTTAATCGGTCTGCCACCCGTGCTGCCCGATAGTAATATTTTTGTGAATGTTGCCATTTTAACTGAATACTTGAATTTCTAATATGTCTGCACCTGCGCTGATAACGATGTCGCCACCGCCCAACACAGAGTTGCCGTTTATTGTCTTAATGTTTGTGCCTGATACCAGCGTGTCTTGCTTGGCATCAACAGCCGTTTTAACCGCCTTTTGTGAGGGGTAAAAAGTGTCTGAATTATCGGCAAGAGTGGTTTTTTTATTTGCCTGATTTTCGGGCGTGTAACCCAAAGCCGTAACCACATTCGTAATATACCCCTGCGAAGTTACAAATGCCTGCGTTGCGTAACCGCTTAAAGCAGTTGTTATTTGACTTGCAACCGCTGCCGTGGTGGTGAAGGTAGCAACCGCCCAATCATAAACGGCTTTAACAGAAGGGTATTTTGTGTTACTTGCTTGGTCAGTTGTTACCGATGTCGATTTGTTTGCGACATCTTCTGCCGTGTAGCCAAGTGACGCTTGTTTGCTGTTTAACTGCGTTTGAATTGCAGAAGTCACACCATCAAGGTACTGAAATTCCGCATTACTTACATTTCCGTTGGCAATCTTTGCCGCGTCTATTCCGGTCGGTAAATCACCCGCTGCGATTGTCAGCGTGTAAAATTCCAATCCACTTGCATCGGCTTTTACCCGTACAAGTTTGCCGCCCTGCCCGGTGTAACTTTGCGGAACATCGGAAAGGGTTATGAATGTGGATGCGCCACCGCCTGAACCACCGTAATATTGTAGCCCCGTCCATGCGGTTGTTCCGTCACCTGCTTTGAATTTCCGGGTGTCGGTTTCAAGTCCAATTTCGCCCTCGGCAAGAACCGGGTTTTGTGCTGTCCATTGCGCTGCCGTGCCGCGTCTTAATTTTATAGTTATGTAACTCACGCTATTCCGCCATTAATTGTGTTACTAAATGCTGAATTGTAAAAGCCCCCGTCAATCACCACAAGCCCGGACAAATCAAGCCCCGGAAAGCTGTAATCGTTTGAAGGTACATCGCAGAAATCACGGGTATTTGAAGCGGTGAAGGTCAGCACACTTGCCAGCCCTGCCACGATGTCTGTTTTGTCATCGTAAAAAGGTGTTGCGCTGTCTTCTAATTTCCAAATTCCTGCGCTGTCATTGCGGTAAATGTACCTCAAAGTTGAATAAATGTCCAACAGAACTTGGTGCATATCCGAAATCCGTTCAACTGCGTCAGAAAAATCTTCGCGGTGACGATCCATCACGGCAACGGCAAACCTGAAAACAACCCTATCCATTTCGATTTGTGAGCCGTCCGGGAAAATTCTCATCAACGGATAAAGGGTGTCGCCAGTAGTGGCAACATTGTAGTCAAGATTAGTGACTACCGCCTTAATCTGCTTGTGGTTTTCTCCCGCTGTTGTAAGGGCGTTTAATAGTTGGTTTATCGTTACCATACTTTTGAAAGTAGATTAAGGCTTTTTTTTCGTTCTTTTCGCGGACTTTACTCATTTGGGGAAATCGTAATTAAGGAAGCAATCACCAGCATCACTACCCAAGAAAAACCCGCCCAACATATCTTGTTGGTGTGGGTTAATTGTGTCAATTCCGCTGCCCGGGTTCAGGTATAAGGGGAAAAGTGTGTTGTTTTCCATCAGGTAATCGCGTAACCTTTGGGCGTAATACTCAGCTTTGTGCTGATATTCGCGTTCAATCCGGGTCAGCTGGTCAATGTCCACCGGGTTTGAATTGTCGCTACCCCGTGTCATTACCGATTTGTTCATCATTTTGAAGGTCATGGGCAACATACTTTCAGTCACGATGTAATGATAAAGGCAAGGTGCGATGTATTTGTTTACAAGTGTCAGGTAATTGCCTGCCAGCCCTGCCCCGTTTATATCGTCACAAATCTTGTCATAAAGCCCAGAGCCGATAATATCACGGATGTAAATATCCTGCGCGGTGCGCATAGCAGTTTGAAGAATTTTGCTATCGACATTTTCATCAATGGGTGTATTCTTCTTGACATCCTGCTCACTTACAAAAAATGCGAAATTAGCCATTGTTGTTTCTCCTTACATAAACTTGTTTCCAAAGATGCCGGCACGAAGGTATGTGAATGGGTGGCGAACTTTCAGGCACGGTGTACCAACCGCCCCTGCGCTTCCATACATCGTAGCCTAAAATCTGCGTCAGCTGGTCGATTTCTGCACGGGTGTAAAGCCTATTCATTTTCATCATCTCTTTACAAAATTCACGGCTTTCGCCACCGGGCTGCAACTTGGGTGCGTTAGGGTCTAAATCGTATTTGTAACGCAATTCAATTTTAGGCACTCCACCGCTGTCGCCAATATCACCGCGCCCGATGTCGGTGATTTTGATTGCCCGGTTAGTCCATTCAATTTTGCCAGCATCCTGCAGAACGCGAAGGATTTTAACCACTTCTTTTTCGCTTATGTCTGTGCCTTTGCTCAATTCCTGAATGTTTGCTTTCGGGTTGTCCTCGATGATTGCCAGCACTTTAAGTTCGTTGTCTGTTAATTCTTCAAATGTCATCTCTGCAAATCTTTCAGCACTTTCCCCAAACTTTGCAAAAACTTCCAAGTCGGTAAGTAACCACTTGGTTACATCTTTTCCGCTTACCTCTGAAAATTGTGCTGGCTCTGAACCTACATCTGTTATTCCGGTGTTGAGTACATCGCCCCCGGCAATGGGTGGCAGCCCTGCAAGTGCGCGTTTTTCGTTCACGGTCATGTTTGCAAGTACATTGTTTGCAACCAATGGTGATAGTGAATTGATGTTTTCGATTACTCTTTGTGCGCTGTCCACAACTTTTTGGTCTGCTTCGCCAAGTCCTAACTGCGTGCGCGCTTCCTCTACGGTTACAATCCCCGCGGTCAGCAAACTTACATAATCAATGCCGATAAATTCGCTGTCCTGCGTGCTTAATTTAACGCCCGGGTAAACGAAGTCTGCCACATATTCAAGACATTTGTCAAGTTGTGCCTGCCTTTGGTTCACATAGGATTTGTGAAAAACCTCGTAGGCTTCAATCAGTTCGTTTCTTGCGCCAAGTTGCCCGTCTGCTTTCTGCCCCATAAGGATAGGGGGAAAGTTGTGAGCCGTGAAAATTTCATCATTTACGGCTTCGTTCAGTTGCAGGAATTGTTTGTCTAAATCACTTGGCTGTATTTGGCTAATTTCAGCGGGTTTCTCGTTGTTGTCATTGAACTGAATTATTAATCCCCCGGCATTGTCTGTTCCGGTGGTGCGGTCTTTAAACTTCCGTTCAAATTTCCGGGCTTGTTCCGGTGTGGGTTCGCCTTTGAAAAGTTGAACCAGCGTTCCATTTGAAAACCCGTTGCGGATGTTGTTGTTGTGAAAGTTTGCTATCTCAACATCAATCTCGATGTACTGCAACCCGTGGATATAGGGCGGCAAAGGATAAACGCCAAGCCCTGCATCGTATTGGCGATGATAGTAAAGTTGAACGCTAAACGGTTGCGCCTTTTCAGGATTAAAAGCCGGGTATGGTTTTATGTCATCGGTCTTTGCTTTCTGCCAATCAAGGGCGTAAAAATACTCCGTGTGGTCATTTGTACGCACCCGGCTGAAATCGAGGTGATACAGCTTAGAAATTTCGCCTAATTTGTTGTAGTGAACTTCAAAACAAAAGCCATTGAACAACTCATAATCAAGTGCCAGTTTGCCTTTTAAATCATGCAGCCCCTCGTATGGGTTCACAAAGTCCAACATCTTCAATGCGGCTTCGTTGCCCTCAATTACGCATTCGCTGCCAGCAACAAATCGGGCTTTCTGTTTCAAAATAGCCCCGTGTTTTGGGCTGCGTTTGTAGAACTCCAAAAGGGTTTCGGGGAAATCGTTCTTTTCTCCGTAGGTGATAAACCCCTTTTGCTTCTGCTCTTTGAATTTTGGCAGCTTGCTTTCTGCGAAATTTATCTTTAAAATCTCAAAACTCATCCGATGTGGTGCTGTTTAATGGTTGTGTTGACTTCATTGTCGTTAAATCCCCCGTGTGAGGTTTGGCAGTATGCCACGCCCCGGTCGATTTCTTCGTTGGCAAGTGCAGGGTCGATATTAACCGCGCTTGTTTGGGCGAATAAACGCCAATAGTGTGTGCCTATTGCCAGCGTCTTTTGTGCGGTGCTGCCCTCTGTAAAGGTAAACTGCTGATACCTTGCCGGGTGTGTGCTGCTGTCGGCAACGATAAACGCCTTTTGCTCCTGCGTAGTTTGGCTGTCGAACACCAAAAGATAAACGGGCGAAGTGATTGTAACCTTTTCGCGCCCGGTAATTATCAGGGTGTTGGATGCCGCCTTTGTGATGTATAGCACATCTATAAATGTACCAAAAATAAAGCGGAACAAATTACCCCTACTCTGTTACAAATTTCCGGCAAAACTACCCTAACCATGTAACAAAAAAGGCCACCCAAACGGATGACCTCTTTTGCTGAAAGATTGGAGGGATTTAAGAAATGCCCAGCGAAGTTACAACTGCGCTTTGAACTTTCAAAGGTAAATCAGTTTCTTTGTGCAAAAAGTTCAGCACATGGCCTTTGAAGTCGCCAAACGCCTGACCAAAATTCGTTTCCGATTGGTTCAGTTGAACTCCGTAGTCACCGCCCAACAGCCAGTAGTTGTCTTCTGCATCTTTTACAATGAGAAGCATTTTGTTTTGTGCAAGCAGTTTGATTTCGTTACGCTGTGCGGTGGTTACTTTGTGCAAACGGGCGTTTACTTCTGCTTCGTAAAAGACAGTTCCGTTTTCAGTTGAGGGAATGGTGCGCCAAGTCATTGCGGTGGTTTCTTTTTCCAATTCGTACTTGAAATAAGATTTGCCGCCTGACAAGGTGTGGGCTGATACTTCACCGCTTGATTTGGTGAGAGTAGATTTAGCGTCAAATTCAACAAGGTAAATTGACTTTATACCCGCTGACTGCGTTTTGCAATCAAGGGTAAATCCGGTGGTTAATACGCAAGGCATCTGTTTTTTAAATTAAAAGGGGGATGGGTGACCCCACCCCCCGGGTTTGACTTTTTTACTTAACGATTATGGGAGTTTGAAATAAACAACTTCTTCGGGGTAAGCAATCTGTGTTCCGTACTTCATGGTAGCGCGGAAGCGAACCTCGTCATTGTCCTGAGAATACCACATTTTCCAGTCTTCTTCTTCGTTCATCATGTCAGTACCGATGAAGAAGTTAGACCAGCGACCAGCAACGATTTTGTTTGTTCCGTTCATTCCATTCAATCCGTAGATTTTAATTCCGGTCAAAGGATCAACGATTTCCAAAGGTGCGCTTTCATTGGCAGCGTAGTGGAACAAGTTAGCGGTCAACAACCATGATTTGTAAACGCGGAAGGTATCAGTACCCATAGCGATAAACAAGTCGGTTTTGTCAAGGATAGCGGAAGGAAGCAGGCTGTAAATCTTTGCAATCGCGTCATCAATGTTTGAAGAAGTCAAAGAAGTCAGCTGTGTGTAGCCGCCACCAGTTGCAGGGTTGCCTTCGATAGGGTCGCCAGCACCACCAAATCCGAGGTCGCCCAAAATGGTCAGGAAGCCGTCAAAAAAACCGCTGTTACCTGAACCGCCGGTTGCGTCACCCTGCCAAATAGCAGTTTCCAACGCTTCGGCAATTTTACCAGCTTTTTCGTTTCCGATTTGCTCTTGGAATACTCCCATATCTACGGGGCTACCAGCAGCCAGCCCGATTTGAGTGTATTTGGTTTCAAGAGTTTTGGGGCAAAGGGTTTCTTCAACCTTGATTTTGCCAACGGTGATTGTGCGCTTGGTGATGGTGGTAGTTCCGCTTGCGGTGTAACCACAGCCATCAGTTTGGAAGTACACATCGGAATACAACAAGGGCAGAATTTCTGCTGACTTGATGCCTGGAACAACTTGTCCAGCACCCTGCAACAAAGATGCAGTTTTGCCGCTGAACATTGATTTTACGAGTAGGTCGGTTTTTACCTCTTTGGTGTAATCGGTCAGACCTGAAACAACGAATGCCATTTTATTTAATTATTTTTTAAGGTTTTTGAATGCGGATGCGAAGCCAGCCAACGCTTCATTCTTTTCAACTTTGGTATGTCCAAAGGGCTTTTCTGTGGGTGCAGGAGTTTGATTGCTGAATTTCTCGAATACGGCAAAGGTTTCCTCAACTTTACCCAACATGCTAATCAGGGTTTTTTCAAGGTTTGCCATTCTTTCTTCAACACTTGCGCGATAGGTTTCAAAACTTTCAAGGGTTGCAAATTCAGCGGCTGTTTCTTCTACAACTGGGGCTTCCATTTCTTTTTCTTCGATGCTAACGATTACGCCATCTTGGGTGCTGATAAGCAATCCGCTGTCGGTTTCGTGAACGCCATCGGGGGCAGGAACTTCACCCTCTGGTGTAACTACAATCAGGGGCGCACCTTCCATTGGTGCATCACCTTCATACTTTACGATTGTGCCGTCAACAAGAGTAAGTTCCCCAAACTTGGCAGGAACTGGCTCATCATTGAAACGCATTTTGATTTCTTCGCCAAGTGCTGAAAAAGCACTTTTAAGTTCAGCGATTTCTTTCTGAATGTTCATTTGGATTAAATATTATTTTTTGAAATTTGGTGCAAAATATGTCTGATGCTGTCGGTCATTGCGCGAAGTTCTTGGGCGATTGTACCCTCATATTCGATGTCAAACATTCCCTCAACGCTGAACCCTTTCCATTCCCCTGCCTTTACTTTTTCCCATATAGCGTCATTGTCCACAAGATAGGATACGAACATTGAGCCGTCTTCGGCATCTTCAAAACCAATGGGTGGATTGATACCCCGTTCCCGGTTCACGAAGTACATCTCAATCATGTGAACGCCCTCGTTTACGGGTGTGGCGTGGTCGGTGTTTACTGCTGAATAGCTGCCTTTTCTTGCAATCTTCTTGGCAATAGTCCAAATAGTGTCCGCGTCAAATGTTACATAGTATTCACCCCGGGTGTCATCGTGTCGGTAAATCGGTTTGTTTGCCAACATTGCAGCCCCGGTGATTATGCGCTTTTCTTCTGACTGAACTGCGAACTTTTGCTTGTCGATTTGTGCAAGTTTTCTTTGCGCCCATTCGATACCCTCGTCACCGCCCCATGCCAGCCACATTAAACGCCCGCATCCGTCGCCTAATTCTTTTTGGCTGTTTTGTCTGTGGCGTTCAAACCCTGCCATTCGTGCGATTGTTTCACGGCTTATGGCTTCACCGCCTGCCAGTTGGTTTGCTCTTTGTTTGCCGACATCTGTTCCGCAGTCACCCCACCCGTTTTCTTCTGCCCAACGGAGTGCAATTTTAGCGTTTTCTTTGGCGGCTTCGGGGTAGTCGGTGTAACTTTCAAATTCCTGAAACAGCAAAAAGTCCTTTTTTATTGCGGGCTTTTCAACAAGGCTTACGAACTCAACGCCCGTTTCATCGTCTTCATTGACTACTATCCGGTAAATTGGTAACTCATTCATCACTTGTAAATGTACCTTTTAAACAACTGACACATTTCGCACCCTGCGGACACGGGTTTGCGTTTTGGTGATGTCACCTTCAAGCACATAAACCTTGCCCATTCCTGCGAACTGCCCGGCTTCTGTATCGGGCAAAGTGCCACCCGTTAGTGGGGTAGTTTGTGGGGCGTTTGGTGGGGCTGGTTTGTTGCCGCCACCGCCTGCTGCTCCGCCGCCTTTTAAGATTTGTCTTGCCCTTGCTGCATTACTTAAAATAATAGCCACAAATGAAGCATATTTTGCCACGCCTGCAAGTCCACCCGTAACAGCGTTATCAGGTGACGCGGGGCTGAATGCAGATGCCTGCGCGTTTGACAAGGCAATAGCCGTGTCCGTTGCTATTTGTGCAAGTGCAAACGCCTTTTGTGTTTTTTCATTTTCCCCTGCAAGGTCGGCAAGTGAACCCAAAACCGATGACACGCTGCTTAATGTGTCCAATCGCATTTGACGCTTTGCCGCTTCGGTTGCCTTTGTCGCTTCTTCTTCGCGCTGTGCGATTTCCTGCCGCTTTTGAGCAAGTGCCAGTTCAATGTCGAATATCTCCTGCGAACCTGCCGCTGTGTAATCCTTTGCCGTGGTCAGTTGCCTTTGTAATCTTTCAAGTTCAAGGGCATCAAATTCGGCTGCCGTTGCATTGCGCTTTTCAAGTTCTAAACGCCTTGTCGCAAAGGCATTATCGGTGGCTGCTTTTTCGTCTGAAAATTCCTTTTCAGTTGCTGCCTTAAAATCGTCATCACGCTTTTTCTTAATTGCCAGTTCCTTTTCGGCTTGTGCCTTTTGCTTTGCCAATACCTCTGCATTATAATCGTCGGTTATTTTCTGCATCGTGGCATCGTGCTTTATTTTAATTTGTTCAACTGTCCACCCCTTATATTGTTCGCCTTTGATTTCTTCCGCCCATGCCATTTCAGCGGCTTTCAATCTATCTTCAAGACTTTTGGCTTGTAACTGTGCTATCTCGATTTGCGCTTTGCGTTGGTTTTCTGCCAATTTATTTGCCGCTTCTGCGCCTGCTTTTGCCGCTTCAATGTCTTGATTGCGCATTTCCAACAGAATGCCGTCGCGTTTGCTAGTCAATTCCATTAGTTTCTTTTCGGCCTCTGCAATAGTTTTGTCACCCTCTTTTGCAACCTCTTCGGGATTGAACAAGAATTTTGCTGCCCCCTCCGAAAAGGTATTAATCATTTTGGTAATTTCCTGATTAATGTTGAATGTGGTTATTTTGCCAAATCCTAACGCTTCACTTGCCGCGTTTGCTGCTGATATCAAAGCATCTATTGGCGCAGCCATTACACGCAATCCCAAATTGGCAACCTCTAAACTACCCTTAATTAGCTGCTGTGTAATATCCTTATTTCGCTTTGCAGCGGCAACTTCCAAATCGCGCGAAGTCTTGGCATTTTTAACAACAACTCTGGCCTTTTCAATTTCGGTGTTCAGCTGGTTAACCTTCATCTTTTGAATGTCGCGTTCCGATTTCCCTTGTAACTTCAAAGAGTTTTCGGACAGTTCCAAAGTTTCAAACTTCTTCTCCTCGGCTGCAAGGTTCTTTTCGGCAAGTTCGTTCAGTTTCTTTTGCTCTGATGTTACCCCACCAACCGCGCCCTTGATGTCATCCCAATATGCTACAACCGTACCCAATGCCACTAATAGCAACCCGATACCCGTTGCAGCAATAGCCCCGCGAATGCCTTTAAAGCCCTGAATTGTGGTTTGAACAAACCCCTTCATGCCCTTTGACATATCCATTATTCCTTGAACACCCTCTGCGAATGCGGTTGCCCCCTGAACTTTGGCTAATATTTTGGTTGCGTTTTCCCCCTCAATGCCGAACAAAGCCATCGCCCCGGTTGCGCCCTGAATGCCACGGGCAATACCCTGACCTACATTTGCAAAAACGGTGAACTTGTCAGGGTTCAAACCTTTGACACGAAGCCCAAAGTCTTCCATCTGGTCTTTGAGGTCAGCAACCCGTGCGGCTGCTTGCTGTGCTTCCGGTGAAAA